AGGTGAACCAGCTGTATCAAACTTCTTACAAGACTTGTTGGGCGCTCATCAAAAGAAAGCGTGGATGCTACGTAGCATTGTAAAGTAAATGTCTGATATTGGTTATCTTGGTAATTCGAATCTGAAAAAACCTGGTGTAGAGATTTCTTACACCGAGGAACAAGTTGCTGAAATTATAAAATGTACTAAAGATCCAGTCTACTTCATCAAGACTTATGTCAAGATTGTTAACGTAGACAGAGGTTTAATGCCATTTGAAATGTGGCCATTCCAAGAGGATATGGTTAAAACATTTCACGAAAATCGTTTCTGTATTGCAAAGATGCCTCGTCAAGTTGGTAAAACAACTACGACTGTAGGTTATATGTTGTGGTCAGTATTGTTTCAAGATGATTATAGTATTGCTATTCTTGCAAACAAAGGTGCTCTTGCTCGTGACATTTTGGGTCGTGTTCAATATGCATATGAATATCTTCCAATATGGTTGCAACAAGGCATCATCGTTTGGAACAAAGGTAATATTGAGTTAGAGAATAAGTCTAAGATAGCTTCATATGCAACATCAGCTGATGGTGTTCGTGGAGGTTCTTACAACTTAATCTTCTTAGATGAATTTGCTTTCGTTCCAAAGAACATGGCAGATGAGTTTTTTACATCTACATATCCTGTTATTTCATCTGGTAAAACTACCAAAGTTATTATTGTTTCAACACCATTTGGTTTGAATCATTTTTATAAGATGTGGGTTGATGCGGCAGAAGGTCGTTCAACATATAAAACACTTGAGGTTCATTGGTCACAAGTGCCAGGTCGTGATGCGGCTTGGAAAGAAGAAACAATTCGTAACACCTCTGAAGAACAATTCAGACAAGAATTTGAAACAGAGTTCATTGGTTCATCGGCAACTTTGATTTCTGGTTCTAAATTACGTTCATTGGCATTCTATAATCCATTATACTCAGAAGAAGGTTTTGATATATATGAGCAGCCTCTACAAGGACACATGTATATTGCCAACGTAGATTGTGCAGAAGGCGTTCAACAAGACTATTCTACAATCAATGTCATTGATGTTACACAGACACCTTATAGGCAGGTTGCTAAATATAGAAACAATAAGTTACCATTGTTGTTTTTTCCAACAGTAATCTATTCTATCGCTAAAAAATACAATGAAGCTTATGCATTAATTGAAACAAACAACATTGGTCAACAAGTTGTAGATATTCTCCACTATGATTTAGAGTATGAGAATATCTACAAGTTGGAACATCATCACATCAAGGGTCAAAGTATCTCTGGTGGTTTCAAAAGGGCAACATCGTTTGGTATTAAAACAACTAAAACTGTCAAAAAGATTGGTTGTGCTAACTTAAAAACGCTGATTGAGAATGATAAATTAATCATTAATGACTTTGATACGATTGCAGAATTAAATACATTCGTAAGAGTTCGTGATAGTTACGCAGCTGAAGAAGGTAATAATGATGATTTGGTTATGGGTCTAGTACTATTTGCTTGGTTGACAGCTCAAACTTATTTCAAAGATTCTACGAATATAGACGTTAGACAACTCATGTTGGCAGAACAAAATATGTTTATGGAAGAAGATTTGACTCCTGTAGGTATTATTGACGATGGACGCCGTGAGGAAGTCTTAGTTGATACTGGAGATGTATGGACAGAAAAGGGATATCTATCCTCAAGATTCTAAAAAACTAAATACTGTATTAGTTATAAATATAATTGACCCAATAACAAAAAGGAGAAATCCATGGCATTTCAGCTATCACCAGGTGTAAATGTATCAGAAATCGATCTGACTACAATTGTACCTTCCGTTGCCACTTCGGTTGGCGCTTTCGCTGGACAGTTCGCTTGGGGACCAGTAGGTGAAGTCATTACCATTTCTGACGAGGTTCGCCTTGTTGAAGTATTTGGTGGACCTAACAACACAAACTACGAATACTGGTTCTCAGCATCAAACTTTCTTGCATATTCTAACAATCTAAAAGTTGTTCGTGCGGCTAACACCACATCAACTTTGAATGCGAGCGCAAATGGCGCAGCAGCATTAATCAAAAATTCAGACGATTATCTTGCCAATTATTCTACTGCAAACACATCCCTTGGACCAGTTGCAGCCAGATATGCTGGTGCATTTGGTAATAGTCTTCGTGTTTCTATTTGCGCTTCTTCACAAGCTTTCTCTGCTAACTTAACAGTTACAGATTCTATGAGAACTAATGCGGTATCTTCTGGTGCTACAGTTATTAACGTAAACGGTACTGCAAATGCAGCCGCAAATGTACAAGCTGGAGACTTAATTTCTCTTGATGTTGGTTCATCATACACTAGAGTTGCTTCTGTAAACGCAACTGCAATCATTCTCGCATCTGCTGTTAGTAGTACAATTGCTGCTAATACTGCAATTCTTCGTAAGTGGCAATATGCAGATAGTTTTGGTGTTGCACCAGGTACTTCTGATTATGCAACTGCTGCTGGTGGTTCAGGTGATGAATTACATATTATCGTTGTTGATGAAGATGGTAAATTCTCTGGTGGTGTTGCAAATACAGTACTAGAAAAATATGCATTTGTGTCTAAGGCATCTGATGCTAAGTTTGGTGATGGTTCTACAAACTACTATGTCAATATATTGAACAATCGTTCACGTTATGTGTGGTGGACTGGCCATGCACCAGGTAACTCAAATTGGGGAACTGCTGCTAACGCAACAACATTTGATTCCGTGAAAAATCCGTTTACTGCCTCTTTGAGTGCTGGTGCTGATGGTACAATGACTGCTGGTGCAATCACTACTGCATATGCACAATTCGCTAGTCCAGATGCGGTAGACTTTGGTTTAGTCATTTCTGGTCCTGGTGACGCAACAGTTGCTAGTTATCTAATCTCTAATATTGCTGAGACTCGTAAAGACTGTATGGTATTCTTGTCGCCAACTAAGGTTTCAGTTGTTAACAACGCTGGTTCTGAATCTGCTTCTATTATTGCATATCGCAATTCTTTAACAAGTACGTCATATGCAGTACTTGATTCTGGATACAAATATCAATTTGACAGATACAATGATGTATATCGTTGGGTACCATTGAATGGTGATATTGCCGGTGTTTGCGCTCGTACTGATCTTGAACGTGATCCATGGTTCTCACCTGGTGGTTTCAACCGTGGTGTAATCAAGAATGTTATCAAACTAGCTTGGAACCCAACTAAGGCAGAACGTGACAACTTGTATGTTGTTGGTGTTAACCCTGTTACTACATTCCAAGGACAAGGTACAGTTCTATTTGGTGACAAAACATTGTTAAGTCGTCCATCTGTATTTGATCGTATCAATGTTCGCCGTTTGTTTATTGTTCTTGAAAAATCAATTGCTAGGGCTGCACGTTCTTCGATGTTTGAATTCAATGACCAATTCACAAGAGCACAGTTCATTAACTTAGTTGAACCGTATTTGCGTGATGTACAAGGCCGCCGTGGTATCACAGACTTCCGTGTTGTGTGTGACGGTACTAATAATACACCTAATGTCATTGACTCTAATCAATTCGTTGGTGATATATACATTAAACCTGCACGTTCCGTTAACTTCATCCAACTTAACTTTGTTGCAGTACGCACAGGCGTAAGTTTTGAAGAAGTTGTTGGGCGATTCTAATAAATATAGAAAACAGGAGAAATTAAATGGCTTTTAACGTAAACGAATTCCGTTCCCAACTAGTTGGTGACGGTGCCCGTCCAAATCTATTCGAAGTATCTTTGCCGTTTCCAGCGTTTTCATCGCCAGGAACTGCACAAGCTAAAACAACTTTCATGTGTAAGACTGCACAATTGCCTGGCTCTACGCTAGGTGTTGTGCCAGTTCAATACTTTGGTCGTGAATTGAAGTTTGTTGGTAACAGAACATTTGCCGATTGGACAATTACAGTCATCAATGATGAAGACTTTGTTATCCGTAATGCTTTTGAGCGTTGGATGCAAGGTATAAACAGTCATGGATTGAATGTCCGTAACCCAGCTGCATTAACACCAGGTGGTTACACAGTCGATGGTGAAGTTACACAATTTGGTAAAACAGGCAGTGAATTGAAGAAATACAAATTCATCGGTTTGTTCCCATCAGACCTAACACCAATCGATGTAGATTGGGGTTCTAATGATACGATTGAGGAGTTCTCTGTGACTCTCACCTATCAATGGTGGGAATCAGTAGCCGATAACGTGATTTAAGAGAGATGGACTTCGGTCCTTCTCCATTTTTATAGAATGGATATTTAATGGCAATCAAATTGTTCGGGTTCACACTCGGAAACAAAGATGTTGTTCAGGTACAAAACCCTGAGCAACCTTCTTTTGCACTCCCAACGGAATCGTTGGATGATGGTGCGGTAACGATAACGCAAAATGCCTACTACGGAACGTATGTAGACTTAGAGGGTGCTGTTCGCAATGAACTAGAATTGATCACCCGATATCGTGAAATGGCAAATCATCCTGAGCTTGAAATGGCGATTGATGATATTGTTAATGAAGCTATCACACATGATGTAACTGGTCGTACAGTTGATATTATACTTGATAAGTTAAAACAA